AAGAATCAACCTTGCGGCTGACGGAATGTTGTGCGCGAGCTCCTCTCGGGGCTCTGAATCCGCATTGTAGAGTGAGCGTTTTCTCGCATCATCTCGTTGTCAACTGCGTACAACTGTTCCTGAGCCTTACGGCGGTAGTACTCGTTGCGCTCAGCAATGGTCTCATCGGGAACTCGTGCAAGCAGGAGTCCACCAACAGAAACAACACCAGCATGCTTACCATCATCGACGGTAGGCATCATACCTTGGTACTCTTCTGGCAGTTCTTCAAGACGAACCAGCTCATAGCCTTCGCGAAGACGGCCATAAACGTTTTGTTTGTCTTGGTGACCATTGACTTCAGCACGAATCCAACGGTGCTTAAAGCCATCGGGGGCAGGAGGCGCGTCAAGACGTGAGGGAGGGGTCCAAGGACGGCGACGAGTTTCCTTTTCGCGTGATGCGCGAGGGGCTTTATCGATAGTTACTTTAGTCATTGTTTCACTCCTTAACATACTTGGCATACTCTTCAAGAGGAACGCCCAGTTTCTTTGCAATAGCAACCTGACTCGGCGAAAGCCGGACAGTACGGCGCGCACTATTTATTCCCGAACTACGGGCAGCAGGTGCAACAGCAGGCGCGGAACGCTGTTGTCTGGATTCTTCTTTAAACTTGCTCGGGAATGTATCACGAACACGTCTATCGAGTTCAGTATAGTACTCCTCTGAGTTGGGGTCAACACCTTCTTGTTCAACAAGTGTTTGGTGTATGCCCCACGCAGCATAAGTCATAACTCTGTCTTGGCCAAACCAAGGATTCTTCTCTGCCCACTCCTCTGCTTGAGGATTAGGCTGTGGGCGAGGCGCTTGCTGCACAGGAGCCTGTTGTACAGGCGCGTGACGCTGACGCTCCACCTCTTCTTGCTGTGTCTGCAACCAACCAGCCACTTGACGCTGCTCACCAACCAAAGCAGACAAGCGCTCTTGCGCTTCCAACTCAGTGTTGATGTCATTCTCTTCACGTGCCTTGGCAATGATTTGACGCAACTGTGTTTGCTGTGTCTCCAAACGTGTCTTAGCTTCGTTCAAACGGCTGTAGTCAGTCTGAACAAGCTTTTGCTGGAGGTTTTGTGCTTGGCTTTGCAGACCCTTAGCGTATTCAAGGGCTGCTTGCTCACGGCGCTCAGCTTCGCGCATGCGCGCGGTGAGCTTAGAGATACGTTTTTGAACGCCTTCGCTGATCTCATCCAATTCGTTCTTCGCAGGAGGTTCTTCCTGTTCAGGCTTTTGGAAAATCTTAGCTTCTGGTTCAGGTGCTGCAGGACTTTCGTCGCCTTCAGGACGATCAAAGGTCACATTCGTGGCCTTCTCATCTTCCCCAAGGTCAAACTCAAGCTGCGAGTCATTCAGTACTTGTGTCATATGCTTCCTTACATGTGCAGAATGTCTTCTGGGTCCTTAACACGGGCCAGAATTTCGTCATCATTGAGAATACGGATTTCGCCGCCATCAATGCCCATACGTGCGCCTGCATAACGACCGAAAACGATCCAATCGCCTTCTTTACACCAAGGACCGTCCGGAAACTTGTCGGTGTCTTTGTAAGCGAGTGGGCCAACGGCCAAAACGTATGCGCAAGTGGTAGTGAGTTGCTGTCGTTCCAAAGTTTGGTCGGCTAATTCAATACCGCCTTTGGTTTTCCTAGCGCCTCTGTAGGGCAACACAACAATCCGCCAGCCAGTGGGCTGTGGAAGGTGTTCTCTGATGTTTTCCATTCGCTGTTCTTCTTCTGCCTCTTCTACAGCGGCAGCTTCAGCGGCGGCAGCTTCAGCGGCGGCTTTTTCAACCGCTTCCTCAGCCCATCGTTTCTCTAATGCAGTCATTTCCATCGTTTGGTCCTTTATTGATCAGAGTTCTTGTTCAAAACGTCCTGTATGGCTTCTTGAACAAACGCATAACCCTCTAACCGGCCCATCAAATGTTTGTACTGCTCCATCGATTTGACATTGCCGCTGCTAACGAAGTCTTTAGTTTCGTTTTCAAGCCTGCGAATGGCAAATATGACTTTCTCTGCAAATTCAAGCATGGATAACTCCAATGAAGCAGACAGATAGACCCCTGTCCGAAGGTTACGTGTGCATTATGCACACTATTACGCTATTTTTACCTTTTTGAATGCATCTTTTCGGTAAACATACGACACTCTAGGGTCATTTTCCGGAGTTTTTACCTTTTTAGGCGCTCCGGACATCTCCTTGGGCATCTTTTTAGCTGTTTTTGTTGCTTTGGTTTGCATTTTTTGCTCCTTGTTGGGCATTTCTGATTGCATCCTGTGAATTCTTCTGTGCAGCAGCCTGTTGTTGCAGGGCTAAACGGGCAGAATCGAACTGAACATCGTTCTGTTCCTTCTGTTGATCAAGGCCAATACGCTGTTGATCCATCTGCAGCTTGGCTTGATCGCGTTGTGCGCTCTGAGAAAGCTCTTGTTTCTTCAATTCAACCAGCGGATCGGTCTGTGGGCCCATCAAATCTGTCTGCAACTTCTTGACTTCCTGATAACCCTGCGCAACTTTCATTGCAACCATCGCTTCACGCTGCAAAGCAGACACCAAACCGTCAGGATCAGTGCCGTATTGACGGAATAACTCGGCTTCCACCTCTTCTTCGGCCTTCAAACGGATGTGCTCAAAGATATGCTTCTGCACATTCACCGCAACGTTTGGCATACCCTGCATCATTGGGTTCAAACCAAACAAAATGTGCGTCATGATGTGCGCATCGTGCTGCTGGCCAGCAAAAGCCTTCAGTGGTGAGCCATCCAGTGCCTGTGCGTTCTCGCTTGCAGGATCCTTTGGCTTGTCCACGTTCTGTGTGTTCAAGATCTGATCGATATCACGCACACCAATGGCCTCATACATGCGGCGATAGGCCTCATACATGTTGTGCATCTGCGGTGCGCTCTGCGCCAACTGCAACTGTGTCTGCGCCATCGTGATACGCTGGGCAACAGAGAAAATGTTGGGGTCAGAAACAGGCAGAACATCGATGCGGTCATCAAAGTCACGTTTCTTAATCTTGCGGCTCTCACCGGGCACATCGTATGGGTACTCAGCAGGCAAGAACTCCGCAAAACCTTGGGCCAGCAACTGAAATTCCATGCGCTGGCTGTAGTGCAAACGCTTGTGGATCGAAGACATCACTGCGCTGCCCTTTTCCAAGAGCGCAATCGTCGTTCCAACAGCAGCATTCTGGTTGCTGTCACCAACTTGCATGTCCGTGATGCTTGCCAAACGGCGGCCAGCGTCTACGCAGAAGCCCAAGAGCGCAAACAACGTCTGGCTTGGCTCCTTGTATGGCAGTGGCAAGAGCGATGCAGACAGCTCCGCGCCACCCGCATCCATATCTCTGAACTCACCGGGCGACAATGGTGTGTCGTCGTTCGCAATACGCGCGCCCTTGGCTTTAAAGCCTGCTGGCAAGTTAGCCAGCGTACCAGCGTCCACCAACTGCTGCAATGCAGACGTTGCAGTCTTCGACAGACCACCCACCAAATGCAAGAAGCCCAAGCCATAAGCACCGGGGCCCTGAACCAGCAAATAATGCACGTAATACTGCTTGCGCGCATACAGAGGATCGCCCTCTTTCCAGTTGCGTCGCACACCAACAACAGATTGAGAGATCTCGTCAATCGTTACGATGTATGGCAGCTTGATTCCTGTCTCTTCGCCGTCTTCATCCTTGTGCTCAAAGCCGCGGATGTCCAAATCAACCACAAACTCCAGCAAGCACATCTCTTCTTCCACACCAGTGGGAGAAATGCCTGTCGTGCGGTCTTCTTCCTTCTTGATCGTGCTCTGACCTGTCTCTGCCGGTGTCGTTGTCTGCGCTGTATCCAAGTACTGACCACGCAGCACTGCTTTGCGGTAGTCATTTGTTGACATCGGCACGCGGTGCGTGATCCGCTGGCATTCGCTCATCACCGATGAGCCTGTGTATGGGATGTACAAGTTGTCAGGCAGCACCAAAGCGCTCACCATGCGACCCTTGGTCTCGTCAAAGTACACCTTCTTAAACGCAGAGCCACCAAAGCCAACGTAGAACAACAACTGATCAAAGTCAGGTGTGTACTCTTCCATCACTGTCGTGATCTGGTAGTTCATGAAGTCACGCACGCGCTCGGCCTGCATCAACTTCTCACGTGTTTCCTTACCCAACACCTGTGTGCGCACAGGACCGCCTGCTGGCAATAATTCCTTCAGCGCTTGTGACTGAAATTGAACAATACTTTCTGTCAACAGTGGGTGCTGCACGCCGCACGCACCCTTGAACGGCTTGGTGCGCTCTTCAAACGTGAAGCCCAGCATCTTCATGCCCTTGCCGTACTGCTCTTCCCACTCCTTGCGTGAAGACTTGTCAGCATCAAACAACGACATCAAGTCAGACGAGATAAGCTGCAAGACATCAGGCTCAATGACCTCGGCCAAGTTGCTGTCAAACGCTACATCGTCTTCCTCTGCACCGATGTTGACCAGTGCACCGCCTGTTTCTGTATCAAACTCGATTTCAATATCTGAAGGCAGCTCGTCGTCCATCTCCACAGAGATATCACCCCCGGGCAGGTCGTCGATGGTTACGTTCTTTTCAATTGGCATACTGTGTCCTTACAGGTATCTGCGATTATCGCTATGCTGGCGCTCTATCATACCTCCATGCGCCTTTTCTGTGGGAGGTTGGAACAGATTCATTTGAATCGTGCGTGCTTCATTCAACTTAGGCTCAAACACCTTCTTCACGGCTTTCTCAATAACGCTTTCAATAATCGCCGGATCGTTTTCAATGTATGGGCTGTTGCCGTTTACTTTGACTGCCTCTTCGTAAACATCCTTTATTCCCTTCTTACCGGGAGTGGCCAGTGCCTTGAATGCCTTATTTGGGTAGATATGACTGCTAATATCCGTCATGCCAATACCATCTAAGTTCTCAACAGACTGCAACTGCGGACCTTGGCGCTTGATGAAGTCTTGCACTTCCTTGAGATACGGCTGATCCGTGAGGTCTTCCTTGTTAAACTGGCCTTTGATCTCTGTGATGTGCTTTACGCCCTGATTCTGTTTTACAAAATCTTGGTACTCAGGCATCGCTTTAATCATTTCATCTGACCGCTGCTTTGTAAGTGTCCTATCCAAAGTCATTGCCTCAAGCGCGGGCAAATCAGGGTTAGCCAAAATAAAGTCGCGAACACGCACTTGTGGGCTATTCATCGTCAACTGAGCACGAGGCTGCGCATTCTTGTCCAACAAGATATGCAGGCGATTGGTTCCCGATCCATAATCAAAAGCAAAACTTTCTTTGTCCGTGCACCAACCGCCGCGGCAACCAACGCTTGTTACCAATTCGCGGTGTTTGTCATTATCGGCCAAATCATCAGGACTGATCCACTTGCTGCCATTGTCATATTCATGGCTGACCAAATGACGATCTTTGGCCAACATCTGACCCGCGATCTCTGGCTCCTTCTTTGCCAACCACTCTTCTCTCATCGCTGCACGATTAGAAGCCTGCGCAGGTGTCAAACCCTTTAGCGTATCCGCGTCCAATTGGTATTCCTTAGGCACAGGAATCTTTTGGCCCCAAACATTGATGGTTTTTTCCGTCATCATCTTGTCCATTTGATTGGCAAGACTGGTCATCTTCAAGTTGTCCTCAAACACCGCATCAGGAAACTCATATACCCTCATGCTTGGATCGGTTTCCTTGAATTTCCGAATGGAAGACGGGATGTATTCAGAAGGCGTATTGCTTAAATTGGCGGGCCACACGGAAGAGTCCACCATATCCTCTACCAACTTGCCCTGCTCTGTCTTGGCAAAACCCTGTGCAGGGAATCCCTCTGTCTGGCGCATGATCGTCACGCTTGGATCAAGGATTGGCGCGCTTTCTTCCAACGCTCTTGGCGTTGTAAAGTGCAACTTCTTGCCCTCTTCCGCTGCCTTGACCATCTGATCCTGCTCCGTTGCAAAATCACTACGGATGTATCGACCTACCTTGCTCTTGATCCAATCAGACACCGCTGCATTGGGCCTGTCCATCCTGTTTTCAACCATCTCCAAATACGCATCTACCTGCGATTTCTCAGGCGCAGCAGAATTTTCTGGCCAAACATAATAATGCCCACCCTTAGGCTTCATCGCAAAATTAATTGGCGCAGGTGTGTTCATGCCCGGGGTCAGCGATTCACCCGCCAACAACCTACGATTTAATTCACTGCCCACCATCTTGGGAACTTTGCCCACGCCCAGCGCCTGAAGCGCTGGCGCTACTTGGAGCGCGGTCCCCGCAGCAAAAGCAGGGTTAGCTGCACCCATGATTTCTTTGTACTTGGGATTGAGCACACTGAACCCCATCTCATCCGGACGTGTGCCCAGCAAACCAGAAGCTACCGCATACGTTTTGGGGTCAGGGAGGGTGTTGACATCCCGCATGGCAGCTAGTTTCCTAGCCGCCTCCCCTTGCTTTTTAATGTTTGGGTTGCCAATGTAAGGACGGCTCATCTCGCCCTCTTCAGGACTGCCCTCTGCGCGACGGACAGGCTTCTGATAGGGGTAAAAATTATCCCCGATTAAGTGCTTGTGCAAGAATTGCGTGACAGGATTGTCCCTGTAGATGTATGCCGGCTGTGGTGTGCTGGGCGGCAGATCACGTGCATCCATGCGAGTCTGACGAGGCCCTGTCAACGCGTCAAAAACAGACATCACCCGCGTGTTTGGAAACAGTTTCTTCATTTCCGGATCACGCGTCAAGGATTTGCCTGTGATCTGCTCCAACGCAGACAACGTTGCCATCTGCTCATCAAACAAAGCAGACGTGTCGCCGTGTTGTTTCTTCACAGATGCCAGTGTTTCTGGCTGGAAGTAAGCATTGTTCAACGGACGGCCAAAGAATTTCTCCAACTTGTCCTTGTTTTCCACCATATTTTTGGTGAATTCCGACATGGGACGCCAATCACCCAGCATGTAATACGCTTGGTAGTTGTTATCCACAGCCTTTATTTTTGGACGACCCAACGGATCACCCGCCCTGAACGTAAGACTGTGCTCCAACTCGTGCAGCTTTGTCTCTTCATCCCTTTGTGGGCTTAAACTTCTCTGAATATTCAAACTGTTTGGCGAGTCTGAGTTCACATAGCCCAATGTACCGCCCCCTTCAGGGAAATACGAAACCCTTGCGCCCGGATTCATCGCTTTTATGTAAGCGTCCAACTCCTTTGCATTGCGCGTAGCAGGAGCATTGGCAGGAGCGGGCGCTTGCTGCGTCGCAAATTTTGTGATTTCGCCCTCTTCAGGACTGCCCTCTGCGCGCTTGACAGGAATACGGATATTGACTTCTGGACCCTTGCTGCCAATCCAAGCCCTGCCCAACTCCCCCGCCGCATCACGCACGCCACCACCAGACTTCACAAACTCAGACAAAGCATTTGCCGCTGACTTCACCAGCTTCTCGCCCGTGCCCATCTTCTCATATTCCGCGACCCTTGGTCCGTGGAAATCGTACCGGTCTGTAATCACCGTGCTACCGTCCGGCATCTGCTTGTACTGAAAACCACCCAGCGTATTCCTAATGTCCACGTACCCCGGACCGATCTGATCACCCGACGGATAATCCTGATAATCCACCCGCCCCTTGCCGCCTCTGGCTTGACTTCTCTTGACAGCATCCAGCATGGCCAACTGCTCACGGGCCGTGAAATCCTTCTCCGTGATCGGCGTGCGACGGCCCGTCATCACATCTACAAAAGTCCTCGACGCCGCATCAAACATCGGCTCATCCTGCCGCGCTGTCGCTTCCCCGCCCTCAGCAAAATTGACAGGGGCTACGCTTAAATCAAGGGATGCCAAATGATTGACAGGCTTGTAAGAAGCAAAGAACTGCTCCGTTTCCGTCGGCTTGTTCTCGTTAAAAGCCTTGTCATCCTCTTCGTCCTGCGCATCTGCCAACGCCGCCAAAGCAAAAGCCGCCTGATAGCTGGCCGGCATGCTCTTGATATCCACCTTCAAATTATCCCTTGGCATCGCCTGAGCCGTGGTCCCCGCTGGCAGAGCCTTTGTCATCATCTCTTCAGCAGGGGTTGGCTCCGCCTTGGCAGTTGTTTCACGTGAAACATTTGGTCCACCCAAGAAACCCTTGACGCGCTGAACATACGTCCTCGTCTCCTCAGGCAACTTCTTCGGATCAGCACCAGAAGCAATCCATTTGTCCGTGGATCCCGGGCCCCAGTTATATGCAATCAAAGCCTTTTCTGTATCGCCATACTTTTGCTTCATCGCCTGCAAATAATCACGACCCACCCGTGCAATCTCGTCAGCAGATTTATCCTGAGCAGGCATCACGCCATAACCGGGATCTGTAATGGTCTTGGGCATGACCTGCATTTCACCCAAAGCACCCTTCGGACTTGTTGTCAAAGTTTTACCATCTGCCGCGTACCGCTTGCCACGGCTCTCCGCTTGCTTAACAGCAGCAACTAAGTCTTCAAATGTCTGTTGGGCCATGGTCCGAGGTCCTCGTCAAATATTCAAGACATTTTATGCGGCATTTTAATAATACTCAACAGGGCTGTTGTCTGGTTCCGCTTCTTCGTTATCGTCCGTCTCCAACGCAATAAAATTGCCCGCCCTAAATCTCGTCCAAGCCATCACCGCGGTATCCACTTGGTCGTCATTGTTCCCATTAGGAAAAGCCGCGCATTCCTCTACAAGGTCCTCGGCCCACTCCTTACCCTCAGGATACCAAATCATTCCTGACTCCAACAAAGGAGCAACAGCATTGGCCCGCGAGACCTTGTCCTGACCAGACCTGCGACCGCCGGGTGAGAACATCGTCACAGGAATACCCATGCGCCGCAGTTCCTGCTGCAGTGGTGTGCCCGTCGCTTTCGCTTCAATCAAAACATTGTCCGGCTGCCAGTACTGATACTCATCCTTGGCCATGCGCTTGAGTTCCGGAAAGTCCCAACGGCCCTTCCTTACATTGAGCAGCATCAGATTGGCGCCAGAATCAGCATCAGGATAGAACACGCCCCACGTCGAGATGACAGAAAAGTCAGCCGTTTCCTTCTTTGAGTACGCCGTGTCGTAAACCTGAATCAGATACTCACATGCCGGCGGATCATCGTACTTCCACTTCCTCCACCAGTTCCTCTTCAGGATCGCACCCTCATCGTTCGTTGGCTGCTGCTGCCACTGGGCGTTCCATTTTTTCAGACCAATGGAAACCTTCACCTTCTCCAGCTCGTCGAGGCTCCAGTATTCTGGCCACAGGGGTTTTCCGGACGGCAAAATAGCTGGGAACTCCAACACCTCCCACTGGTCTGACTTCAAATAACCCTGCTGCTTGAGCAAGCGCCCCGAAAGATCGTCTGTTTTCCATCGCGTATTGATCACAATAATCGCACCACCCGGCTGCAATCGCTGCCGAGGACCCGACGTGTACCACTCCCACGTATTCTCCATCGCTGTTTCAGACACAGCATCCTGCTCGTCCAAAATATCGTCCAGCACAACAACGTTACCGCCTCGCCCCGTCATCGCACCGCCCTTACCAATGAAGAACGCCTCACCTCCTTGGGCCGTGTTCCACCGTCCAGCGGCCTTACTGTCAACTGACAGGGCCATCTTTGGGAACAACTCCTTGTATTTCTCATCATCAACAAGGTTACGGATCATCCTACCGAAGCGTTGAGCAAGTTCCGCGGTGTGTGAGCCCACGATCAACTTCGTATCAGGCATTTTGCCCATTAAATAAGCAGGGAACAAGTAGCTCCCCATCTGTGACTTACCGTGCCGCGGCGGCATCGCAATCATCAAGCGCTTGCATTCCCCAGACACGACCCTGTCCAAAGCTTTGGCAATCCGTTTGTGATGCTCACCGACCAACATCTCCGGCCAGACGTACTGGCAGAAACAAAGGAAGTCGGTGGTGGCTTTTTCTTGCGCCTCTAGCAGTCGGAGGCGGAGCTCCAGACGGAGCTGTTCTTCTTGGATATCTGTCTGTTGTGAATTTTGCATGTTTTGTTTCACGTGGAACACGGGCCACGTTTTGAAATTTGCATAAATATAACCCCTGTTTGCATTTAAAACAACAAGGGGGGTGTTTTGGGGAGGCCAAGTTTAAAAAGGTTCTAAATTTGGCTAAAACTGGGCGAAGGTTTTGCCTGAGCTTGACGTACCTAAAATGGCCCTCCCCCCTAAACGTAAGTGACCTAAATACATAGACAAAGGTAAGAGCGGGCCCGCCCACCCCCGCCACCACCATGAGGGAAAAATAAGGAAAAAAGGCGAGAGACGCACAGCGCGTAAGCCATGCGTCAGGGACCTATAGTAGGTCCCTAGGCCCTTGGGCCTAGGGTAGTGGGTCAGGCCGCGGCCGCGTCGCGTCGCGCCTGATAGCGTGCGCGGCTTTGGATCTCTATCTCACGGGCCGCGGCTTTGGGCATGATCACAGTCTGTGAGATCTGGACTGAGACGCCGCCGTTGCTGTAGTGCACGTAGTCGCTGTCGTCGTAATTGTATTCACTGCCCAGTGAGGTCAGTGTGCACAGAAAGCCGGCCAGTGCCTGAATGTCTTTAGCTGACATGCCGTCAGGTAATCCGTACATTGTGCCGTTAATGCTGAGGGTTTTAACTGTAGCAGTAGTTGTCATGATCTCTCTTCTTTCTAAGGTTTAGGTTGTACTGGATCTGCTGATCCAGTACGTGAATTATAACACTGTTTTTAGTTAACTGTCACGCTGAAAGTTAAATTTCCTACAGCTTCGCTGACCTTTTCATCTAGGTTGTTTTCTATCCATCGCTCAATTGAATAGTCCACGTTGTAGTCGTCAATGTCGAAGTTGTTAGACATCCAGTTGCTGATCTGGTCATCAACATTGTCATGCTCGAGCATTTCCATCATGAGGTCACGGAGGTTGTACTTCATCCAGTCCGAGATCTTGTCATCTAGATTGTGGATGTGGGAATCCACAACATCCCCGATGGCATCTTCGCGAATCAACTTGTGCTCTGCGATGCGCTCGTCGATCAAGGCAATGATGGCCAACTTTTCTGGACTTGGGCCTTGGGACTGGGTCACTGCATTGTCAATGGTGTTGATCAGAACACCCAAGCCGACACGGATACCAACCTGATCGGTTTGTGGCAGTGTGTTGATCAGTTCGTTTGCATAGTCAATGGCCTCTTGGATGTTGCATCCACGTGAACCAAAAATGCCATTACGGAATTGTGATACTGGGTTTGTCATCGCGTTCTCTCTTCTTTCTAGGTTTGAGGTTTTATCTAATCGGCCGATTAGATGACGCTATTGTACACCGGTTTTACGCTTTTGTACAAATTATTTTTAAATAATTTCATTACCGCGCCAGCACCTCGGACCCCTCACGGGGTCCGAGGTCCGCGGCCCAAGGGCCACGCGCAAAGCGACGCGAACAAAGCGCAAAGCAGCGACGGCAGCAGAGAAAAACCCGCGGGCCTAACGGCCCGCGGACCATGGGCCACGGCCCATGGAGCATGGCCCAAGGGCCACGCGCCACGCCCAAGGGAGCGAGCGCGAGGGATCGGGGGCCTAGTTTATTGGGTATTCATTAACCGACTACAAAGCGCAAAAAACCGACAGCGCAAGAGCGAAAAACGCTTCACGCGGTCGGCTAATTCCACTGGTTAAGCGGACAGTAATTCTAAAGCCCTATTTTTAAGAATTGCACCAGTGCCGAACCAAGCGCTCTCGATGCGGGTATTGTCAGAGCGGCCGCGCTCATGATCGACTAATTCTGTTACAGCATTCAAGGCCGCCCACCGCGTACCGGCCACGCCCTTAATGTCCGAACCAATAGCGCGCCCGTTGAATAGCTCAATGATTCGCTTAAATGCGCGGCTGTCTTTTATGTCAATTTTGCCGGTGTGGTATGGCTTTAATAATTCTGTGACGAATGCGTCGCATTCCTCCGCTGTCATGCTTTCACCGGCCAACTTGCGGGATTGCACTAGGAACCGCTCCCACTGATTCGCGACAATTCCAAGCTGCAGCCTAACATCGTCCGCGTTAAAGCGCTCACTATGCAAAACCCTGATTTGTGATTCGCTGTTATTCACGGCCGCTGTGATTGTGTTGTTGCATACCACGCGCACACTAGTGAATTTTGCAATGGTGGCCATCGTCCCGTCGTATGACGTGCCGAGCAAAACATAAGGCCGGACTGTATCGCCTTCGACGATGTCGGCCCCGTCGCTCACCTTGGCTAGTGCCCATACCCTCCGGCCATAACTTAGGGCGCCCGCTGTCTCCATTGTGAACCCGCCAAGATCCACCAATTTACTAAAAAAGCCCATTACCTCCGAGGGCTGAACCACGTTATAACCTTGTGACACTACGGCCAAGGGCGCGCCCGTGTCGCTTCTATGTAAAACCTTTCTGTCAGGCCATGCTTGCGGGGCACTGGTGGCCGGTGTATTGAATAGAACGGGACTTTCTAGGACGTCATAAGCAAGGCCGGCCTGTTGTGTCCACTGTTCAATTGTGGCCCCCGCTGTCAACTGTTGACCTAGTTTATGCCAAGGGGCTAATCCACTGTAGGCCATCGCGGCCGTGCCTGTAGTTGTGTCAATCATGTGTGCCATTTTCGCTATCCTTTCTGGGTTGATAAATACTGACTGTTTTTGTCAGTACGTAAAGTATACACCAATTTTACACTTTGCAACATTTATTTTTTAAAAATTATCGGTTATCCACCAGCCCACTAAAAAAATGAGCATTACTACCAAAATGAGAATCATTCGGTAACCTCCCGTCCGATATCA